TCTTCTCAGGGTCGTTCTGCCTGACCTTCTTGTCAGCGGTCGTCTTGTTGCCAAAGCCCCAGACAGTGTTGGCGTTCTTGTGGGGCAGTGAGTAGTGCTGGAGGCCAGAGAAGCCTACGCCACCACGGTTGGAGCCGAACACCCTTGAGCGGTCAACCTCCGTGAAGTTCAGGGTCTTGCCCTCTGCGCCTACGTTGCCCAGCGCTTCAGACATCCGCATGGTTGCGGGCGCGAGAGGGTCAGCGTATTGAGCGCCAGCCGCATACTTCTGGGCCAGCTTCTCTTCTTCGGTCATCAGCAGGCGCTTCGCCGCGCTAAGACCACCCTTCACTATTTTGGATTTTGGGTCTGCCATTCGTTACACCGCGTATGGGTTGACCCGCTCTTTGCGGGCATAAGCATAGTCATCATCGTCATCATACCGAGGCTCTGGGTTAATGTCGAGGAAACCCATGTCCTTCATCAAGCGAATTGCTTGCGTTGCGCTATCGACGTAGTCGTCGTGTGTCGAGTCAGGGAACGAGCATATCTGCGACAGGAAGCCTTCGCACCAGTCCTTGACGTAGCCCTTGCGCACAGACGACTCAGGAAGCCATACGCGCCCAGTGGCAAAGATGGAGGCGGTAATCTGGAGGCGTTGCATCTTGTCAGCCTTCCCGGGGTTGTATCCCCTGACAGGCAGGTGAGCCGCACGCAGTTCTTGGATGAGGGAGATGCCTGCCGCCTTGTCCTCGACCAAGATGAGGTCAGGCCGCTTCGCGTCCTTGCCTTCACCATAGGAGACGCGCCACTCTTCCAGCACCTTGGGCTTCAATGCAGGGAAGGTCAGGTGTTCGGCCCAGCAGTCGATGAGCAGGACGGACATAGGCCCATCCATTGGCTTGAACACGCCCCACGTCGTCATGGCGGTCGGGTCGTTGTACTCCTTGTCACTGAAGGCGCAGTCATAGGACTGGACGATGAACTCGAACTTGGGGAAGGGCTTGTCGGCTGGGTACAGCTTGAACATATCGCGCCCGACCACCTTGCCGTCTTCGAGGTCAACGAGCATACCCATGACCTCCTGCTCGTACAACTTGGAACCCTTGTACTGCTCCAACTGGTTGCGGAAGGTAGAGGCGAGGTTGGCTTCGTTCTCGTAGGTGCTGGCGCGGTCAATCACCACGTCGTCACCCTCACGGCCCACGAGGTCGATGATGAGGTCTTTGGGGCGCGGTGTCGTGGTCACAATGACGCGGGGCTGGTCACCCAGACGCAGGCCCATCATCATCATGTCCCACGCCTCACCAGCGCCAAGGTATTGGAATGCCGCCAACTCATCACACCATGCGAAGTGGAACTGCGGGCCACGCAGACGCTCGTATGAGTCGCCTGAGATGCCTCGAATGATGGAGCCGTTGGACAGCTTGATTTGATGGTCTTGCTTGTTGTAGTCCACCACCAGTTCCTGCGGTATGCAGGCGAGGAGACCAGACTGGCCCTCGAAGCAGGTGAACTTGATGTCGTTGGACGTGGGCGCGAGGACAAGGCAACGGCTGTTCGGGTTCGTCCATGCCCACCACCAGAGCGCCTCAGCGGCGGAGCGCGTCTTCCCTGCCCCTCGGCCTGCCAGCATCATCCAGACGGTGTAGTCCTGCTCAAGGGGCGGAGGTATCTGGTAGCGGTGGGCGCTTGCCACCCATGAGGCGTGGGCGATGTATGCGATGCGGTCATGCTCGGACTTGGCGTTGAACTCCGCCTGCGTCTCTGGGTCTTCGAGAATCTCAGCCAGCACGCTTGGTCATCTCCATGTTGCGGATGATGTCGAGGAACTTGTTGGCGTTGGTGTCTTCGGTCTTGATGGCGGCTCCACCCTCTACGCCCTCGACTGCCACGCGGTCACCGTACTTCTTGGGCTTCAGCTTCATGGCTGTCCACTTGCGGGCCTCGATGCGGTTCTTCTGCCATTGGAGGAAAGCGCCGTCCAGCTTGTGTTCAATCAGTGCGCCAGTCTTCTTGTCCACCACCGCGATGATTTCAGGTTGCTCGTCCGCGATGCTGATAATTTCGTCAGCCAGCGTGTCAGCCTGCTCTTCGCGTGCGCGTGTGTAGTTCTCCGCAAATTCAGGATGACGCAACAACCACTCGTAAACCGTGGACTGCGCTGGCATCCCATCATCCCTCAGTATCTGTCTCAGACTCTCCCCTTCTGCTATCCGTATACAGATGACAGTTGCAAGGTGAGCGTTGTATGTGGTGGGAGCGCCTACAGGGTTCTTCTGCGGGGCTACAGGCTTCTTGGCGGGCGTAGTGCTACCTTGGGCCTGCGTGGTGGCCTTCGGTGTCTTGGCGGGCTTCTTTGCCGCCTTCTTGGTGGTTTCTGGCATAACCCGTATTCCCCAGTGAATGAACGAATGTCGTCAGTGTATTCGATTCGCTTTCACTTCGCCAGTGCAGGTTGTCGGTGACGGGGTGGGTTCAGGCTTACGAAGCAAGTCCATCCCTACGGTTCCCTGTTACATCAGGTGGCCTCGCTCACCAACACGGCTGGGATGGTGGGTGTCGAACCCACAGCCTTCAGGCTTGAACGGCGAATCTCGCGCCGACCTCATTCGTCCCATGCGTCTTGGCTCCACTTGCGTGGAAACCGACTCGGTTTTATTTCGCTTTCGACTCGCTACACAGGTTGCCGACGTATGCACGAGGGTGTTGATTCGCGCACTCCTCTTCGGTCAATGTGAAGTCTGGAACCCATGCCGCAAGCACAAAAACCAGAACCATCATTGTACCAATAACGACCTTCTCAAGCAAGGTTTCTTCTCTCATGTGTTCTTCTCCTTGAGTTGATAGTCTTTAAAAACAGTTCCTTTGCTTGCATCACCTTTCCAACATTCACTCACCCAACCGCGCTTTCCTGATTTGTAAGTGCGCCAATGTCCACGCACTTGATGGCGGCGTGGCGTTGCGTGTGTACCACCTTGCGGGTCATTCTTTTGTTTTGGCGGCTCTATCACTACGGTGTGCCAATCAAATGTCAAGGCTGGTTTTCCTTTTGACTGGCGCTTTTGGTTGATGAATGTGCGTTGGGGTGTAGGTTTGTAGCCCTCAGACTGCATGGCCAACTTGGTCACCACAGCAAGCACCATGCGATGCACTGGCTTGATGTCCTCTAGGGTGATTTCTTCACCTTTGCGGTAAACCTTAAAGCCATCTGGCGTTACGATGTATGCGTATGGCGCAAAGTATTTGCCACCATGCCACATTGAACACCCTCCAACGGCAACAGAACCATCACCCTTTGTAAGCCACAGGGCAAAATCTTTTCCGCCTGTGTCAAGTCCAACAATGCCAGTTCTTTTTGATGGCAAGTTCATTAAGGAATCAGCAGGAACTTTCATTGCGGGAGTTGTATTCATCTGACCAACATCAAACCACAGTGCTGTTTCTGGCTCTGGCGCGAACTTAACGGCTTTACAAACTAATGGAGTCATTGTGGTTTCTCCTCGTCTGCAAAATCCATTTCTTGCGGATGCAATATATCGTCATGCACAATGACCCCGTGTTCGTTTGCCAACAAAAACCTGCCGCACACTACGCAGTAATAGCCATCACTCATGTGTTCTTCTCCTTGAGTTTGGCTTCAATGGCGCGGTAAATGTCTTCGGTTTTGTATGTGCCCATAAGTTGCACTTTAATTTCGTGGTGCAACTCCGTTATCTCCTCATCCGTCAGACCCACCCAAGGGCGAACATAGTCTTGAATGTCATCGTCGTCAGTCATGCTTGCTCCTTAATTTTGGCAACCTTTACGCGAATGTTGCCCTCGCCCATGTGGTGCATGAGCAGGTGAACAAAGGTCTGGCTCATGCTGGTGGTATCAATCTCGATGAACGCCTCTTGGCACACCATGATGCCATCGCTGATGAGTGTAGGGTTCTCGTGCGTGATGGTGTTCTCTCGCACGCTGAAGGTGGGCAAGGTCACTTGACCTCCTCCACCGTCACGCGGTACTTGGTTCCGAAGCGGTCTTCGACCTCGATGGTCTTCTTGGTGCTGGCAAAGCCGCCCTCTTGGGTCAGGTCGTACTTGGGGCGGCTCACGCTGGACAGCAAGCGCTCGGTGTCGTTGGCCTTGAGTTCTTTGCTGATGACGTGCGCGATGTAGTCGCAGTAGACAACGTAGGACTTTGGCAGGTTGTCAAAGAACTTGTTGACGATGGTGTTCATTGTGTCGAAGTGTGTCATGGTGTTCCCCTTAATCGTTGAGTTGTTCTGCAATCTCGGACTCGATGCGGCTGGTGTCCTTGTCGGTCAGCTTGCGCTCCAGCCACGGGGCTGGGCGTCCACGGCGGTCGCACACTTCAAACTCGCACTCGATGTAGCCGTGGTAGTCCCAGTCACTGGCGGCGTGGTAGCTGAAGGAGCCACGCACGCTCTCGAAGTGGGTCACGCCAACGATGCAAGGGATGCCTGCAACACGGGTTTCAATCTCTGCTAGGTATGACATCTTGTTTCCTTTCGATTTCGATTCGCTTTTGATTCGCTATCGGGGGCCGAAGCCCCCTTCTGGTTTAGCCGATTAACAGGGCCACGTCCTTGACGTCTTCCATGTTCGCCAGCCGACCGTAGTTGCTGATGCTGTACTCAATCTGGGCAATTGTCGGCACGCCCAGCAAAGAGTAGTCCACGCCTTGAATGCACTGGTTCGTGCCTTCGTACCAAGTCAAGGTGACTTGGAAACCCTCAACGCTTTCAACGGTACGCACTTGGGCTTCTGGGCTGTCGCTGGTGACCACCAGTTGACCGGGGCGGATGTCTTTGAGTTTGATTGCTTTTTTCATTTCGCTTTTCTTTCGCTGTAACTGACTATGCGGTATTGCTGTGTCAGTGAAGTTAGTATAACACCAAATTAAACGATGCAACAACTATTTTAAAAATATTTCTAGGGACTTTCCCTAATGCTGGGGGCTTTCGCCCCCGCTCTTTAGAAGTTGTAGTCGTAGAAGCGGACGGGCTGGTCACTCAGGCCAAACTTGCGACCATGCTTGTCTTTCCAGACGCCTGACTTGCTCAAACGGATACGCACCACCGGGTTGGTGTCATTGCTTTTGATGAACCACTTCTGGTCGTGCTGGTTGGAGCAGTGGGCGCTGAAGCCACCAACATGGAACTCCAGCTTCACGCTGTCATCGCGCTCGGCGTCCATCTCACGCACTTCAATGGTCTTGTCGCTGACTACCTTCACCACCTCGTAGGGGTTGACATCGCTGTAGCCGTAGTGGTTTGCAAACTTGTTCATTTCTCTGTTCCTTCGCTGTTAGACGACTGCACCTTGCTGTCGTTAGTGTAATTCTAACATAAACAAAGAGGGGGTGCGCAACCCCCTTTTGCAAATTATTTTGTAGGTAGTTTCCCCAATGCCCTTCTGGCGGCAATTTCGCGCTGGAGGATGTGCCAGAAGGGGGACTTGATTGGTTTCAGTTTGGCTTGCCTTCCATCTTCAGGTGGGCCAACAACTCATCAAGCGAGAACGTGGCGTCTTTGTATTTCCAGATGTACTGCTCAATCTCGTTCAGGACGTAGCTGTAACCCGCGTCAAAGCCCCTGATGTACTCAGACATCACCGCCTCGCTTTGAGGGCGTCTACAGCCCTCGTGGGCCTTTGTGAAGGCATCCATCTTGCCCACGATGGCATCAATGGGCGCAGGCATCTTGATGGCCTCGCTGAAGCCGCAG